CACAGTTAGAGTAAGCTATATGTAGTCTGTTTTGTTCTGACCAAATAACTTGATCTGAAGTCATTGGCATCTCTGCCCCTACCATACGTAAAAAGCCTGATAACGTTCTGTTTCCATAACGCTCAACCTCTTGTTCGTATACTTCTGGTAAGTATTGTTGTATAAAGTCATTAGCACCCCCTGTATTAAATGCAAGGTATGCGTTTGCTAATAGTTGCTGATTAGGAGCAGGAACTATAGCACCAAATTGTGGTATTAAACTCATTTTTTTGTTTTTTAATTAAATGTTTTTTTACTAATTTTTAGTTTTGTTGAATCCAAGCCACTAATTGATTTTACTCTTAGTCCATTTACAAACACTTCACCTGAGGCTACTTTCCTAGGTTCTGTACTTATGTTTTTAGACTTTGCCATAGTATCTTTAATCGCATCAGTTTTACCTTGTTCATAAAAATGTTGAGCAATAGTATCAGCATTTCGTGCTGCATATAAAGCTTTGTGATAACCTTTAGCGTCATTGATTTCTCCTTTTTCGTTTAAGAACGTCTTAATGAAATTAGATATATCGCCTTGTTGGTCAGCAACTTTAGCAGGGTCTTTTACTCCGTATCTGAATTTTTTATCTCCTAATTTAAAATCAAAACCTTTGAATTCATCGTTGAGAAGGTTGTTTGTACGTTGTAAAAAAGCATCATGCTTAACTTTATTTGCGTCTTGGTCTTCGTTGTATCGGTTGAAAAAGTCAGTAGCTTTTTGTTGGTCTTGAGTTACGCCGGGTCTCAACTTGATTTCGTCGTAATATTTACTCTTAACATCTTCCAAAAAACCTTTGGCTTTAGCAACTTCTTCTTTATAAGCAAGTTTTTTCTTTCTAATATCTCTTGCTTCGTCTAGCTCTTCGTCAAATGAAAAAGAATCTTCAATAATAAAGTCTCTTTCTTCTTGATCTAAATGAGGTCTAGCTTTTTTATAGTATTCATGTAATAGAGTATTGTCATTTATATTACTATAATCTGCATTCAAACGAGTGTAATCCTCAATGGTTCCACCTGTTTCCTCCATAAATTGAATTAATTTTTCTATATTTTCAGGAAGTATTTGTTTTTCAACTTCACTGGATGTTTCTTTTTGTTCTGATATATCTTTAGCAATAACATTTTTAGTGTCATCTTCATCATCAGTTATTAATTGTAAAGGAGAATCTACCTTTTGCTCTTCAGTAACATTTTCATCGGACTTGATTTGTACTTTGTGGTCCACTTCTTGGCTAGGCTCGGTAGGTTTATCCACATCCACTTCCTTTGTTTCTCCGACTTGAATGGCATTTGTTTCTTCTTTTTTAGTTTGTTTAGATAAATCTAACTTAGCAATAGTGGGTAAACTTTCTTTACCAAGGTTTCTCATTTTTTTTGCTGTAGATATTTTAAATTCTCCTTCTTGAGCAACTGGAGTTTTTTCAACAACCGTTACTTCTGGTTCTTTTACTGCTTTTTCTTTTTTTGACATAATATGATAATATAAAATTAATAGTTATTTTTAGGGATTAAAACTTTCTAATCCAAATCCATCTAGTGAATCATTTTGAGATTCAAAATCTGTAGGTAATAAATCGTTTTGTCTTTGATCTATCATTTTACTCTGCTGTGTTGCTTGCATTTGAGTTCTCTTATCTTTGCGATCTTCGATCTCAGCTTCTTTAGTATTAGAACGTTGCATTTCCATTTGTGCTAGTTGAACACTATACTGAAACTCTTCTGCCATTAATTGTTTTTTAATTACAGCTTCTTGTTCCATTCTTTGTATCTCCATTTGAGACTTAGCTTGTTCTATTTGAATTTCTGTTTGAGCTAAAGCTTGACCTTTTTGTACTTCTGCTAATGCAGCTTTTTCTGCTGACTCAGCATTTGCTTGAGCTTGTGCTTGTATGTTTTCTAGTTGAGCAGCTCTATCAGCTTCTTGTTTTTTCTTTTGTTTAGATTTTAATAATTGATTAGCTAGTTTGATATTTCTTATTTCTCTTATATCTATAGCATCTTCTAAACCTATGTTACCAGCTTGTAAAGCTATTTGTATACTTTTTTCTAATTGAGCTTTTTCTTCTTCATCTGGTTCTAGCTCTAAGAATATTCCAAAGTCATGCAAGTGTAAAGTTTCTAGTTCTGTTAAAGCAGCTACGTTAAAACTATTAATACTTTTTATTAATGAATCTCTAGTTAAAGGAAAAGAAAGCATATCAGCAGCTCTTAGACTTATATTTTCACAAACTCTAACTGTCATATACATTAAAGACTGTAGTATGTGTCTAGTTGCTGTGTTAGAATTAGCTGCGGCTAGTTTCTGTAAACCTACTAAAGCATTTTTATCTGGAGTACTTCCATCTCTAGCTTCATTTAAACCTGTCACATCTCTTATCATTTGTAAATAATACTGATAAGTCTGTATCATTGCTTGTATCTTAGATATACCTGAAGAGCTTTGTAACTCTTGAATAGGCACTTTACCTCTGTTGCCTTCTCCATCTTGAGTTAAAGATCTTCCAACAATACTACCAGTTTGAAAGTACATGTTTAAAGCTTCTGAAGGATTGTAATTAGTTCCATTACCAAGATCAACTTCTGCTAACCCATCTACATCTAGATATACACCATCTGGTACAATGCGTGATAACACTTGTTGTAGCTTTAAATGTGTTAACTGAATCATATCTGCAAAACCTACTGTTTTACTAACTAAAGATTCTATTCTACCTTGATACATTCTAGGTGAAGTTATGATATAATTCATATTAACCTTAGTAGTGTCAGCAGTTGGTCTTGTCATATTTTCAGACAATTTCCATTCAAGCATATTATCTCCAAGGCCTAGAACCTTAGCACCTGTATATAACACCTCAATAGATCTTGACACTCTTTCAAAGTTATCACTAGGTTGTGGGTTAAAAGTATCTGGTTTTTCTAAAGTTTTTTCTAAACCTTGTTCTGTTTGTTTTATTTTAAATACTTGGTCGTGGTATGTTTTATATTCAAAAAATAATATTTGAACTAAATCCTGCTGATTTTGTCCCCACCACGTATTTGTATAAGAGTTTCTTCCTGGGTACTTTTGTATTTCTTCTAATTCTTTATTTGTAAGATTTGGAAATTGTCTTTTTACTTCCGATAAAGATAAGTTTTTTACTTCACCTACATAGTATATGTCTTCAAAATTAGGATCATCAGTGTAAGAATAAACTATTCTAGCTGGATCCACATATTCAACTGTTATTCCTTCGGATAAATTAAAGTTAGTTTTAACAGCACTAATACCTAAAACAGCTAAGTCATATGCTAGTTGTTTTTTTGTTTCATCATATTTATTATAACTCAATACATTGTCTATAACTTCTTCTTCAGCTATTTCTATAGATTGTTTATAATTAAGTTGCATGAATAAATCTAACTCTTCTGGATTTTCAGGTAAAGCAGATGGATCACTTGATGCGTAAAAGTTTCTACCTGTTAACTGAGTGAGTTGTTCTATGCTTTCTTTTTCTTGTATGTCTCTTAGAGCATTACTAGCATAGTCAGTTCTTTGTTTTATACCAAATGGATCAGTTGCAAAAGATTTTATTTCATAACCTTTCTCTGTCATACCATTAACTACTATATCTACAAACTTAGATAGCACGGGTACAGGTGACCAGTCTAAATTCAAGTAAGATAAATCACCATTTATAGCTAATTCATCTTTATATTTCTGCACAGGTTGTTCACCTCTAGCGTATAGTTTTAATCTATTAAAATTTTGGAAGTTGTTAATAAATCTATTTTGACCACTACTGTTCCTAAACCACTCATGTTCAATGGCTTGAGCAACAGCTAACCCATACTCAAAAGAACTTTTTTCTGCTTCAGGTACAACCTGATCCGGAAAACTACTATTATAGTTAATGTTAATCATTTATTTTGATTATTTTTGAATTTACTCCCTCGTTATTATATCTTTTTAAACCCAAAGGAACAGTTGTCATAGTTCTTTTTGCGTTAGGAGCATATCTGTTTTTATTACAAGCCATTATAGCTAAACCTGAGCTTATAGAAGCATCATGTTTTGTTCTGTTTGTTATATTAAATCTAGCCCAGTCATCTAGTGTTTGTTGAAAATACATATCACCATACCCATCACCAATTAAACCTATAAAGTTTTCAATGTAATCTTCTATAGCTGCTGCGTGTGCTTGTTTTATGTCTTCACTTGAATTAGGTATTCCTCCAATCTCTCTTTCTGTAACAGATAACTTATTATAAACCTTGTCTGGTCTATTTATAGAGTATCCCCTGTATCCTCTTCTTTTTAAGTAATACAATAATCTAGGTTTGTTATTCTCTGCTAGTATTGGCATTCCATAAAAAACAATAGCCATTAAAACATCTTCAAAAAATATCTCAGCTGTTTGAGGTCTTGCTATATATTCTAAGAAAAAACTATTAGGAGGAACATCCTCCATAGAAAACTTAGTTAAACCATGTAGTGCACCTTTTGATCCTCTACCATCTACAGTACCTGATATATCATAACTATCACATCCAAAAGCACCAGTGTGATCATTACCTGGATATCTAATACCATTTTTCATTAAAAACTTATTCTGTAATTGAATAGGTGGAATCCATGATATTAAAAATCTTCCAGAATTATTAGGTACAAAAATAACTCTTGTGTCTTTTATACCGTTTTCCCACTGAAAACTTCCTTTTGTTACTATATTGCTATTCCTTAGATCTTCGTTGTAATCTATTTGTTCGTATATCTTGGTTAAATTAAATAAAGACTGCTTAGCTTCATCTCTAAAAGCGTGTTTCTCTGTACGTGGAAACTGTCTATAGAATTCATTTAAACTTTCTTGATCATCTTTTAAGCCTTCAACTTCATTTTCCCAATGTGAGATGACACCGATTTTAATTTTTGATCCATCAATTCCTTGTACGGGTTTCTTCGGAGTGTCGAATACAGGAAATCCATAAGTATCGATGTATCCCTCGTAGTTCCATTCCATAGGTATGAACAAACTATAGAGTCCTGAATTTGTCTGGCCATTGCGATTTCTATTTGTGACGTTTGATGTATCATATAATTTTTTAAAGTTAGCTCCTCCTTTATCAAGTGCATTTGATGTTGATCCCATCATGCATCTACCAATTATTCTACTACCTAGTCTTAGTGTTGTTTTTGTGACCCTCCAGTTGTTGAGAATGTTGTCCGGTCTTTCCCACTTCCCCGATTCATCGTGGGCAAGGATCTTGAGCTTCTCACCGTCGTACGAGTTGTCACCGGTGTTCTTCCAGTCGATTGTCGTGTCAAGCCCAACGAGTTCCTCCCTAC